ACATCTCCACAGGGGACGGCAGAGAGCGGCTCAGGGGAAGCTACTGGGGTACCCGGGGGGGCCTCGCTGATGAACTGTTCAAGACCAGGGCTGGCGAAGGTGTGTCGGACCCACCTCTTGCCCTTCTTGATCTTCTTCTCCGTGATCCCCCCACCCAGGAGTGCAAGCTCGTAGCACACCAGGCCAAGGGTAGCCCGCTCCTTGAGGGTCAGGCTAGGGGCATCGGGGAAGTTCCGGAGGATTCCACGGAACACCCCGGAAGTGTATACCGCTTGGAGTTGGCGGTACTTCCAGGGGTACTTCCGTTGTACCCACCGGGCCATGCCCTCATCATTCAGGGATGTCCCAATCTTGTTGACTGCGTGGGATCTTGGTTTACCCAGGTGACTGAGAAGCACCCCCCAGACCACAGTTGCAGCACCGTGGTAGGAGTGAGAGACATGGTCAGTCAGCAGATTTCTCGTGGTCTTGGGTCCCTGTCTCACCCGGAGGCAGTAGTCCTTCAACCTCTCTGCCAAGGTGTCCACCAAGACAGGGAGCAGGTTCTTGTTCGTCGGATGCATGATCTAGTTGTTCCTGAATGCTGGTGAAGGCCATGACCCTGATGGCTGCGGCGATACCGTTAGCCCTCTCTGCTCCTCGTCCTTCGTGGCAGACACGGCAGACATTCTTCGGATACGGTCCCTGTTTCTCTGGGGGTACCACGTTGCAAGTAGTGCAGGGAGCAGCACTTAGGACGGGCTCTGGAGTTTTACAAAGAAGCTCCCGAAAGGGGGCCGGATCATCGTGTATCATGCTTAGAGAGAGAGCGTATGGAGGGACCCCTGACCCCCTTTGGGGACCCCAGCTAGGAGTGAACCCCGAAGGGGTGAGCGAGGATGGAAAACAAAAGGGGTGAGGGTGTAGAAGCCACACAGAGGGAGGAAAGGGGAGTCCCAGGACAGACAACTGGAACCCCCCAGGGTTACCCTAAGGGTTACCCTTCCTTGTTTCCGGTGGGGTCTCCATCGTAGAGCGCAAGGCTCGCCGTGATGGACTCCTGCAGGGACTCCTCGGGGAAGACTAGCTCGCAGTCCTTAGCCGTGAACGGCATGTCCGGGTAGCTCCTGGTCTGACCCCAGATGAGGCGGTCCATGATGCTCCCCCCACTCTGGTTGAAGGACTCAGCTGCCTGTTTGCAGAGGTCCTTGTCGTGAGTGTCCGCTGACACCAGGAAGAGAACCGCATGGAGTTCTCGGGAGCAGCGGTTCCTCCTGTTGTACTCCCACAACCGTTGGCGGATCATGAGATTCTCCAGGGAGAGCAGCGTTGTCGGCACTGCTACCCTCATCAGGTCAATCACTCCGGCGACCTCCTGATAGATGCCCTCTCGGGTGTAGCACTTCCACAGGGAGCCCAGGTAGTAGGACCCCGGTGCCAGTGTCTTATTCTTGTCCGTCACTATTCCCTCGACGCTTTGGCGAGGGTCCGCGCGGTCCCGATCCTGGAGATTTCACTCTCCAGCTGGTTGACTAGACCCCGCATGAGATCCAGGTAGGATTCCTCCTTCCGCTTGAACAGGGTGATGGAGAAGTGGTCACAGCTGTTCTCCTCCCCGGTGCGGGCGTCTAGCTTCAGCCAGGCTGACGTTCCGCAGTTGTCGAAGGAGATGCGAAGGGAGCGAACGTGGTGGATGTTGGTTGATGCGATCATGTCTACTGTTTCTGGAATACGACGGTGTTGCTGGTAAGGCGAGCCAGTTTCCCCATGAGGTACCCTTTACTCGCCCCGTTTCCGAAGGTGTACCCCTGGGAGTCCAGCTGACGGGCCATCAGGTCGAAGAACCCCCGCAGGGTGGTGTGGTGGTCCCCGCCGATGTTCCCCAGGAAGACTGCGAGTTGATCGGCAGCCTCGGGGTCCAACTTGATGCTGATTACAGCATCCTGCCGCTCGGGTTCGGGTTTCTCGAATGCGAATCGTTCGTAGATCATGTCTCTTTTTCTGTTGGGTTTCACTTGAATTCGAGTCGGTTGCACGCCAGCCATGCGCCGTTCACATAGACTGCGTAGTCTTTGAAGTCCTCATCGTGCTCCCGGAGCACGTTTCCGAGAGTGAAGTACATCTCATACAGTTCGGGACAGTCCTCGGGTTTGATACCCCAGAGGAGAGCCCGCATCTTCGATGCTTCCGTGATGGTGAGCTTCAGCCTCACATCCACGAAGGTCTCGGAGACCTCGGTGGTGACAACTTCTTCCTTCATGGTCTTGACAACTTCAAGACTGGCTTTGGTTTCCATGTCTGTCTCCTCTAGCTCAGGATGGTCTCGGTGATGTAGGTAGCCACATCCTCCCGCTTCCGGGAGATGGTGCCGTTGACTCGGGAGGCGCTACGGTCCTTCGAGTTGGACTTCTCCAACACCTCCGTCATGCTGTTCATGACACCCCAGGCAGTACCCCGGATGTTGTCACAGGTGGGTCCGTGGTAGACCAGCGTGGACTCCGCTTGGAAGTTCTTCCACCGGGTCAGCCTGGACTTCTCACCCTTGCTGTCTCCCCCTTGCGGGAGTTCCTCCAGATCGTTGATGTACCTGTAGGCACCCTCGATCAGATCCCTTCGGTCCTGCTCGGAGACCTTGACCTCACAGAGCAGGGAGGCACGGGCCTCGAATTCCTCCAGCTGTCGGCGGATACCGGACAGGGAAGCCAGCAGGGTCTCCTGCTCGGACTCCACGTTACCCTTGTGGGTGATCCGATAGACTCCCTCAGCCTTCCGGCATCCGAAGGCCATCCGCAGCATGTTCTTACACTGCACCCGGATGGTAGTACCGGAGAGGGTCAAGGCTGCCGTCCCATCGTGGCTGGTATGCATGATGGCATACGGCACCACATGATCCTCACCCGAAGGAAGAACCAGGGGGGCGTTCAGGTTGAGCAGGACAGCGAGTTCCTTCCCGCCGTTCATACTGAACCCAGCCTCTGGGGTCGCCCCGTCATCCGCCAGGACATTGCAGACTTCCTGGAGGAACGCAGGTTGGATCACCTTGTAGGTGTTCCGCGCCACGTTCAGGACGTTACCGTTCCCGGAGTGGACGATGGCCTTCCAGCCTTCAAGCTGGTTCATGTCCCCATCGTAGAGAGGCCGTTCGAGGATCTCATCCCCGATACCAGCATCCCGAACGAAGGTCCGAGCGTTGGCTTCCGGCACCACGGTTCCGAGTCCGTGCCATGCCGGTTTCCCAACGTACATCGCGTTGTCTGTCTCAGTAATTTCGTGCATTTTGTCTGTCTCTTGCTTGGGACTACCACTCGTAGTCCAGGTTGACGATGATGAACAGGACGAAGAGCCCTGCTAGGACGAATACGATCAATGGTGAGGGTAGATGATGAGTTCTTGCTCGGGATCCCAGCACATCCTGCAATCCCAGCACTTGTTAGCCTGCAACTTAGCCGGGCAGGTATCCGGAGAGTTCATGTCCGGGTCGCTCTCGACCTTGGAGCGGGTGAGTCCGGGGATGGGTACCATGTCCTCATCTACCATAGGTGCGCTTGGACGCACCACTAGGTTCCTGGGGAATCCATAGACCTCATTCCGCTTCAAGTACTGTCTCACGATCCCGTACTCTTTGGTCGGAAGGTAGAACCCGATCCCCGGCAGTGCCTCCGCAATCAGCACGATCTTGTGCAGCTGGGCGACACTCTGGATGTCTCCTGAGTCGAACCATCGGAAGAACCGTAGGCTCGGCGCTACCTTCTGGGACTCTTCGTACAGGTCGTCAATCATCCGACCCGTCCACCCAGGTTCCTTCCAGGCTGCCTGTCTGCGCGCCATAGCTCGCCGGGTGGTTCCCATGTTGTAGAAGCCCCGGAGTGCGTAGCACCCTTCACAGACGCTCCCAGGCACATCGTGGAGCTTGCTACCGTTCTTGCAGTCCTTAGCTGGGGTGCTCCAGGCCAGCCAGGGCATTTTGCTCGGCTTGCTGAAGTCTCCCATCTAGTTCTCCGGGGGAGTCGTGGACAGGTCCATCTTCTCCAGGATGTCCGCGATATCAGCGAACGTCTTACCCTGGGAGTCGTTCAACTCAGCGAAGAGCTTGTGGTCCCAGTTCACGGTCATGATGGTCCCGTCTGGCTTCAGAGCATCTAGTGGGATCAGCTGGCCCAGCGCATCCGCTGCTGTCTCCAGCGCCGCTACTCCGGGGATATTCAGGTCGTCCAGGTAGTGGAGGTCCGCTAGTTCCGTCTCGCTCACCCCACTCTGGGCAGCGAGCACACCCAGGCAGCAGTAAGTTGCTGGAACTTCGTGCTCCGAGTCAACCGGCCCTCGGTACAAGGTCTTTCTGCCTTGTGTGTACTCACCGCTCCGGAGAGCCGCGACCCAATCGTCACGGATCTTCTTGATCTGTTCGAGCTTCATGCCTTACAACTCCTCCTCGATGACTCTTGCGAGTTGGTGAAAGGTGGGTGCGATCTGAGGGGTGGCCTCTCCGATAGGATCTTTGTTGATGTACAGCAGCCACCCATTTGTGGCATCCGCCCCATGCATCAGGTCATTAGCCCCAGCGAGGGGACGCTGGATTTCTTTCGGGAGGAAGCTCAGGTACGAGTTCCCCGGGTCTGCCTGTTTTTCCTCAGGCACTAGGCAGTTCAGCACACCAAGGCAACAGTAGGTATCCTTGGCGGGCTGGAGGCAAAACTTCCCCTGTCTGAACTGACCAGACCGGAGAGCTGCTATCCACAGCGCCTTGTCCTCGGGGCTCAGGTGAGAGCTACCCTCGGGTAGTCCCTTCCTGGCTTGCCTGAGGGTTTTCCGGAGGTCCCGGATCGTGATACGCCGTTGTTTGGCGATGATGTCTCTTCGCAGGTTCTTGTTCTTCATGTCTGTCCTCTATCGGAAAGTCAGGGTGTTGCAGGAGATTTCCTCGCCGTTGACTTCGACGTTCTTAGCGACACCAGGGTAGTCGTTCACTGCACTAGACAGTTTGTAGTACAGGTCGCACAGCACCTCAGAACCGCCCAGACGATCCGCAGGAATCGTCCAGCACAGGGCTTGCAGGTTCCGGGCGTCTTCGAGGGTAAGCTCAATGCTCACCTTGAACACGGGTTCGAGCTTCACAGCCTCGACTTTGCATTTGCTTTTCATGATTCTAGAACTTCTTCCCGCCGTTGAATTCGAGTCCGTTGACCGGGATGCGGGTGCCACCCCGCTCCATCTGCCCACGACTGAAGGGAGTGTGGTCCGCTTCAGTTGCGATATGAAGGAGACGCTCAACCCGGTAGAACAACGGGTCCAGGAGGTCTGAACACTTGAGGAGAGCCCGCAAGTGCTCCGCTTCCTGGAGGCTGAGGGAAACTTCCAGGTCGAACCCGGATGTCACCTCGACTTCCTCCTCAACCTCAACAGTCCGAGTCCGAGTCCGAGTCCGGATGGAAGGCTCGGTGCGAGGTTCCGCTTTCTGGATGTCCATGTCTGTCCTTTGCTGGATGTCTGTCCGACTCCGTTAGACCCACAATGGGAGCCCCTGGGCCGCGTCAAGGCCGAGTCATTCCAGGGGTAGGCCCGAAGGCCCCTGTTAGATGAGGAAGGTTGAGAGGATGAGGAGACCGATGAAGGCGATCTCACAGATGGTTTGTTTCGTCATCCGCCGTACATGATGAGGAGTTGTTCGGCACCGAACACTTCGTTCGCATCGCAGCACTCGCAAGTGTAGTGCTCTGCGTCAGGCTCGCAGCCTTCCTGGTCTTCGCCGCAAGCCCTACAGATACCAGGGTTATCCAACCCGTACATACCTGCTATGGCTCGCTCCATGATCCGCTCTTGGGTCACGCTAGGGTGGAGCTTCATCGAGCCACCCCCCGCTCTTGTGCAAGCGCTCCCAGAGCCTCGAAGATGTACCTAGCTCCACCCCTGTTCTGCGCCGACACGGCAGACCAGAAGGCCATACCGAGCCGGTCTTCCACGGTGTTGAACGGCACGCTATCGTGCGGCGCACCGAGAAGCGCAGGGACGGCGCAAGTGTCTCCGTTGTTGGCGAGCGAAGCCCAGGACCGTTCACCGATACGGCTCTCGATCCAGTCCTCGCAGGTCTCCGGGAAGAGTTCTCCGTCGAAGTACCTTTGCCACAGGGCGCGAAGATCCTGCTGTCTTGTCTTGTCCATCACTGTCCTTTGTTGGATGTCTGTCTCGGTCTAGAGGCGCGGAAGATCCGCGAGGTACTCAAGCACGCTTTGCTTGTTGTCCACATCGACCCGGAGGGCGACGACGACAGCGCACAGATAGGTGACCATGCGCTCCAAGCCTTCGACGGAGCGTTCGTTACCGCCCTCTTCTCGAAGTTCATCCGAGAGCCGTCCCGCCTTGTGGATGCGCTCAAGAATGGCATCGCACACTTCGTTCACGTTGTTATCCATCACTGTCCTTTGTTGGAGTTATCAGACTGTTAGACCCGTTGCCGGGAGCCACTAGGCCGCGTCAAGGCCAGTCTGTTCTAGTGGTGCTCGGTCCCCCTACTAAGCGGGACGTTTCGGGGAACCGAACGATGGGTTGTCACTTTTCTTGATTCGCTTTCTTCCACTCGTCCACATCCGGGCGAACGCATTGGACGGCTTTCCATCCCCGCTGCCACACGATGTAGGCCATTCCAGTGTCCGCGTCCGTGAACGTCACGGCGCGATGCTTGTACACTTCGGGCGAAAGCTGGTTCTTGCAGAATCCGCATTGGATCGCGTTCGAGAGTCCAGACAGGGTTTCCCCCGTCTTCGGATCCTCACCATCCGTCCAAGCCTCCCCGCAAGCACAGCTGTAGGGCATGCCCATCTTAGCTGCGTCTACGAGATGCTGCTCGGCGGTAGCGGCGATCCACGCTGGCATAAGCCTACGCTTCGACCGTTGTGCGGTATGCGCGCTTCTCATCATGTCTGTCTCTGGTTGTAGTCCCTCCCTTGGACCCCACCGATTGTGGGGAGCCCTAGAGCCGCGTCAAGGCGGAGGGTCTGTCTAGGGTAGGGGCCGAAGCCCCCCCGGGTTAGTCCCGGCAGATTGCGAGCATCGAAGCTCGGCTGGGGCAGGGTCCAATCTCAGGAGCCCAGGAGTAGACTCTCTCGACCATTCCCCGCCAGCGTTCGTAGCGGTCTTCCCTCGCTTGCCGGATGCGGTTCGCGAGCTTGAGGAGAGCTTCCTCCTCTTCGTCACCGTCCCGCCATCGGTCGAGAAGCCCCTGGGACCAACGGGGACCCGGAAGGTCTGCTGGAGGGAGCATCCGAGCCGCGATGGCTTGGGAGAGTGTCGGCGGCCCCGTGGGCCAGTCCTTCGGATCGAAGGCCCAAGGAGCCAGTTCCCGGTGGAACATGTCTTGGAGGCCGTCGCGATCGTAGGAACGCTGGAGCGGGTCCGCTTGAATGCTGTCTGTCATGTCTGTCTCTGGTTGTGGGTTGCAGGGTCGGCTGTCCCGGGGATCCCCCCGGCAGCTCTCCCTGCGGATGACTGAGCGGATCGTTTCGAGGAACCGAACGCGGTACCCCAAAGAACCTGCCTGCAATCGTCGTAAGTCCTTTGGTAGCAGGGACTTAGGTGTCCCAAAGAAGTCCCCAGGGTCCCCCCCTCGGCTTTCTCGGAGACGTTCCCTTATGGTGCCTCACCGACACCTAACAAAGCCCTAATCCCCAGGGAATTCCCCAGGGAAACACGGCGTCAGGCTCCCTACTAGTAGGTAGGATCCCCAGGGTACTCCCCGAAGAAGACAGTAGGGATTTCCCCAGGGCTTTCCCCAGGGAATTCCCCAGGGATACACAGTGTCAGGAAGCAGGGAAGACAGTAGGGAATTCCCCAGGGCTTTCCCCGGGGAAACGCGCAGGGCACCGGGGGGGAACAGCCACCCGGCAGGGTTTCGTTAGGGTGAACAGGTTTCTGCAGTATTTTTCCCCGGGGTCCCAGAAGTGGCACCACAGAATCCCCACAGAACCCCCACAGAACCCCCCAAGAACACCACAAGTCGGCCCTATTTGCCCCACAATGGACATAGAGTGTGGGATCGCCAGCTCACCCCCAATAAAAAGGGGGGTTCCCCAGGATTTACCCCAGGAAACCCCCGCCCGCAGCAGCGAAGTTCCATCTAGCACGGCGCGGGAAGTCAGGGACTACTCATTGTCGGAGGAAAGCTCGATCAGGGTAGCCGAGAAGCCATAGTTGTCCACAACACCGTTGTTGCTGGAGCCAGAGGCCAGGGAGGCGGGGAACTCCAGGGTGTCACCATCAGTCAGGGTGATCACCGTAGCAGCAGTAGCTGACTGCCTGGAGTTGTTCCTGGAGTGGGTGGTGCAGTAGAGAATAGCGTTGGTGAGGGTGGTCCCACCGGAGTTGATGTTGGGGATGATCCTCGCCTCCATCTCAGCAGAGGAGGTAGTCTTGATCGTCATCTTGTACACCAGACTAAAGGTGGCGGTGCGGCCATCAGCCGGGCTCCAGGTCAGAGCGTCGAACCCTGTGGTAGCACCATCCAGTTCCGTGGCAACGAACCCGTTCGCCAGGGTGGCAGTGGTGTCATCGTAGTCCAGCCTGGTAAGCGTGGTGCTGTTCAGCGTTGTGGTACCAGCACCGTGGGTGATTGCAGCGTAGGCCCGGTTCACCCGGACGCTCTCCTTGTCTACCACCTCTGACCAGTCATTCCCTCCCTTGTTGACATGGAGGGTGCCCCCCGTGTCATTCAGGTAGAGATCCCCCAGGGTTCCCGTGACGTTGCTGTCAGGGTCCCTGTTCCCGACATAGACATCGGCGTCACCACCGTTCGTCCCAGAATTCTGGAGATCCAGGACAGGGACAGTATCGGCGGCGGTGCTGTCAGCCTTGAAGTAGCCTGCGGCCAAACCATCCTGACCATTGCTGGCTTCGTGGATCAGCTTCTGGTTGACGTAGGTAAGGTTAGTGATCGTGTCATCGTCAGAGAACAGCGCAACTTCCCCGAGGGATGCACTGGTGGCGACACTGTCAACAAAAGTACCCGTAGCTGCCCCAAGCTCTGTCCAGGTAGTGGAGAAGGAGGAGCTAGTGTTGACGTAGAGAGCGGAGGCAGATCCAGCACAGCGGATGTACAGGGCTCCGTCCGTGCCGGTGACAACACCGTTAGGGTCCTGGGTGCCGACGTAGACCCTGCAGGTATCCCCGTTGGTCCCCGTGGACTCCATCCTCATCACCTCATTGGTGTCAGGCTGGGTCGTGTTGTCATCGCTGTTCTTGAGATCAGCGTAGTAGTGCCCGGGGGTGGTGGCAACATTGGTAGCTAGGAGGCGCTTCCAGTCATCTCCCCTGGTGCAGAGGTAGAGGGCTGAGGTGTCGTTGCTCCCCAGACCATCCTCGTCGATCTTCCAGAAGATGTCCCCACCCACAGAGCCAGCAGACGCGGCACCGGAGGGGTCGAAGTTCTGGTTGGGGTCTTCCGTGCCGATGTAGAGTCGAGCAGTGCGGGCGGTGGTGCCGTCTGCGGGGTCGGTGAAGTTGAGGTCGAGGAAGGTGCGACCACCGGAGACAGCACTCTCTTGCAGCGTGCCAGAGATGGTGTTGACCCCGTCGATGTTCTCATCATCGTCGATGGTGATACCGGAGTCCTGAAGGGTATCCCCACCAGTCCCATCCCAGCGGGCGATAGCGTTGTCGGTACCGGAGCCAGGACCAGAGACATCCCCAGAGCCGGTAGCTGCGGTCAGGTCCACCCAACCAGAGGAGGTGAAGATCCAGAGGGCTCCTTCGGCAGCGGGTGTGCACTGGACGTAAAGGGCACCCAGAGTTCCGGCGAGTCCTTCAGCAGCTGGGGTACCGGAACCACAGCGGATGTCGAAAGTGGCACCACCAGAGTTGGCTGCGAGCACCGGGGTAGCAGAGCTACTGTTGGTGACGCTCAGTGCCAGGATGTTCTGGATGACCCGCAGTGCGGTGACCTCCACAGCAGAGTCCTGGATCAGCTTACCCGTGGTGTCCGCGAAGGTGCAGATGTTCCGGGTCCCCGAGGACCCCGGGCCGATCACATCTCCGTCGTCCTTGCTGGCGAAGAGGAAGTTCAGGGCGTCGGTGACGTAGTCGTGAGAGCCGCCAGCCCAGGAACCCACAGTGACTTCCATTCCGTCGTAGTCCGCTGCAGTAGCGACCACATCTCCAGTGCGCCCGAAGACAGAAGAGACACCCGCCTGAGTCAGAAGCTCTTCCAGTGCACCCGCCACATCCGTAGCAGTGAAGCCCGAGGCATCGTTGTCAACCTGGGAGGCGTCATAGTCAGAGGTAGCAGCGACCACAGCCCCGGTGCGCCCGAAGACGCTATCCACGGCACCGCCGCCACCCCCGGAGGCATCAACCCAGTCGGCGTCGTAGTCCGTGTCCGACAGCTTGGTCAGGACTTGAGAGGTCGTGCCCCCAGTGGGGATTCCGAAGATCGTCCCGGTTTCCCCAGGGTTCTCGATGAGTTCCTGGATGGAGTGCAGAAGCTGCAGCTGGTGGGTGTCCAGGTTCTCTTGGTTGAGGAAGGCACCATCCAGCCACTGAACCAGGCGGTCATCGTCAGCCACGGGGGTAACGCGGTAAATCTTTACCTCATCACCATTTATGGCTCCTGCGGCGCTGATGTCCACCTGGGTCCCACTGCCAGCCAGAGCCCAGTCGCTCGTCAGGACATCGTTGATGGAGACCCGTAGGTAGGCTGCTCGGAGGTACTCAAACCCAATGTTGAACAGGGTCTGGCCCCCGCTCACGGTGTAGAGAGAGAAAGAATTCATGTTCTAGAGGAACTTCAGGAAGTAGGAAGCCCCGAGAATCACAGCCAGGAAGACCGAAAAGCGGAGCAGAGAGGGCCAATCTGTAGGGACCAGCTTGAGGACACTCGGCAGGACCGAGAGAACTTTGTTCAGTTTTTTCATCAGATTCGTGGTCGGTTTCTCTTATGGTAGCATAATGAGGAAAGCAAGATCACAAGCACTTCGTGGGCGGGTATCAGCTTCCGAGCCTTCAAGAGACCATCAACCGGAAATCTCCTTGAATCTTCTTGAATGGCTCGAACGGACCTACCCTGACAAGTGCCCTTCCCCGGATACTACCAGAGAGGACTTCCTGCAGCGGGCTGCGGTCGTGTCTCTAATCCGGAAACTGCGAATCATGTACGAAACCCAACGAGAAGATGTGTAGCCCCGGCGCTCCGAAACAACCCACACCGCCCCCGCCGCCCCTTCCCTCGCCGGAAGAGGGTGCCCTGGCATTCCAGGCCAATTCGGGTGCCCGTCCTACCACGCTAGAGGGACAGCTGCAGCAGGCTGCCCTTAGTTCCCTCACGATCCCCCTCGCCAGGTAGATGAGCCTCAAGAAAGAGTACACGCACATGCTGGGTGCCCGTGAGCACTTCATGGACCGGGCACAGCGTGCCTCTCTGCTCACCCAGCCCATTGTGTTCCCGCAAGACGGGCACAACGCCTCCTCCAACTTCAACGACCCCTATCAGTCGGTGGGGTCCCGGGGGGTAGAGAACCTCACCTCCAAGCTGCTCACCACTCTGTTCCCCACGGGGGTCCAGTGGTTCCAGCACAGGCTCACAGCCGAGGGCGAGAGCGAGGTGTCCCAGAGCAAGGGGCTGAAACCGGCTGTAGACCAGCAGCTTCAGGACAGAGCGAGGGTCGTCTGGCGCACCCTGGAGCAGCCCTGGTTCCGCCCCCGTATTGCGGAACTGCTGCGAAATCTGATCATCGGCGGGAACGGAGCCCTGTGGCAAGTCCCGAAGTCCGCTCGATTCCGCTTCGTCCCTCTCAGGAACTACGTTGTCTCCCGGGACAGCGCCGACAACATCCTCAAGAGCATCGTCAGGGAAGAGGTTGCCAGTGTCATGCTGGAGCCCGAGTATCGGACGCCTGATAAGGAGACCACGGAGATTTACACTTGCTTCCGGAGAACCGGACCCAAGATGTTCGACTCTTGGCAGGAAGCTGACGAGAAGCTGGTCCCTGGAACTGAGGCAACGTACCCCGAGCACCTCGTCCCCTTCCGCCCTCTGCGGTGGGAGCACCACTCCGGGGAAGACTACGGGCGCTCCTTCATCGACAAGATCGTGGGGGATCTGGCGTCTGCTGAGGGGCTCTCCGAGGCTCTCCTCGACATCGCCGCCATCGCTGCCAGGGTCGTCTTCCTGTTCAACCCTGCGGGGGTCACGAACATCCAAGACTTCGAGATGGCAGACAATGGTGCCTGCATCACCGGGGTAGAGGAGGACATCGGGACCACCAAGCTGGACAAGTTCGGTGATCTGCAGACAGCTGCGGGTCTCCTCCGGGAAACCCGGGAAGAGCTTCGGGAAGCCTTCTTCATGGGATCCACCATTCAGAGATCGGGGGAGCGGGTCACCGCTACAGAAATCTCCTATCTCGCTAGAGAACTCGACGTTGCCCTGGGTGGAGCTTTCGGTCAGATGGCGGAAGACATCCAGGGTCCAGTCGTGACCCTCACCGAGAACTTCCTCCAGAAAACTGGAGTTCTGGCGGCTCTACCCGAGAATGTGGTAGAACTACAACTCATCACCGGGATCGAAGGTCTTGGGCGCTCCACTGAAATGGAAGCTCTCCAGATTTTCAACAGCATGGCGCAGGGGTCTATCCCCCCGCAGCACCTGGAGTTGATGATCAACTATCACAACATCTTGCTAGAGGTCGGAAAGGTCTCTGGAGTTGAGACTGGTAGTTTCGTGAAAACCCTAGAAGAATACCAGCAGGGACTCCAGGCGCAGCAACAAGCCGCCGTTGCCCAGCAAGGTCTTCCCTTGATTCAGGACGAACTCAATGCCCAGCGAGAACAAGAAAGTCAGTAAAGAAGTCACGCTTCCTCCGCGCCCGTCTGAGGAGCCCCAAGCGGCCCCCGAGGCCCCTGCCCCGCAGACCGCGAACTCGATTCCCATGAGCCGCCAAGAGCGTGCTGGTGGGGAGTCTCCGTCGAAGATGCGGCTGGCTGCGCTGGTGCAGAACTGCACGGCTCAGGTCGTCGGCGTTACCGGGTCCAAGAGGTACCCCGAGGTTGAAGCAAAGCACCCCGGGGCCATCTGGTGTGGTACGCACTACATCAACACTGGACGATCCCCGAAGGAACGGGACGACATCGACGCAGCTGTCTGGGAAGCCGGTGCAGCGGAGCGAGCAGCTCTGCAGAAGGTGCGCCAAGGACAGCGGGCCGCGAACGCCGCCGCGATCATGGAGCAGCTGAGTAACTAGACATGGAAACCGAACCGCAAGTCCCCACGGGCATCGAAGGGGAGACCGAAGCAGTCACCTACGCTGGCAAGTTCGACAGCGTGGAGAAGCTGGAGGAGGCGTACAAGTCTCTGGAGTCCAAGCTTGGAGAACCGCGAGAAGAGAAACCTGAGGCCCCGGGGACTACCCCCACTGCTGGCGGGGGAGAAGCTCCTGCTGCTCCTGATGCTCCGCAAACGGATCTCAACGCTTTCTACCAAGAGTATGCGGAGAAGGGTGAGTTGTCAGCTGAGAGTATCGGCCAACTGACCCAGATGGGATTCCCCGAGGAGATCGTGCAGACTCACCTGAACGCCGTCAAGGCCCTGGCTGATCAGACGCTCTCGAAGGGGAAGCAGATCGTTGGTGGGGAAGAGGCGTATGCTGCGATGACGCAGTGGGCCGGGGTGAACGCTCAGGACAAGGCACAGGTGGCGAACGATGCTCTTGCTCGCGGTGATGTTGCTGCTTGGGAGATTGCGCTGGAAAGCATCAAGAGCGCCTATGTCTCCGCTGTCGGAACAGACCCGGCATCCCCGATCACCAACACCTCGCTGAGTAACCAGACGACCGGCTTTCTTTCTCGCTCGGAGATGATCTCCGCGATGAAGAAGAGAGACGCTTCCGGCGCTGTCCTGTACGAAACGGATGCTTCCTACCGGCGAGAAGTCGAAGAGAAGCTCTCCCGATCCTCCTTCTTCCGCAACTAGTCACATGAAGTTCGTCGCCTCCCTACTGCTCTCCCTGCTGGTCTCCTGTCAAGCTGGAACTTTCACCCAGATCGACGGGGAACTCCGTGGGCACATCAAGGCATCCGACCAGTGGGTCGTTGCAGTAGGGGCGGCGAGCCTCGATGTCCAGACGTATCTCCCCCAGGGTTTCACTGTGACTTTCCCCCTGGATGTCAACGAGGGAACTTGGTTCGCTCTTGAGATTGCCAGTGGACAGCACTGGACTGGAGACCTCCTGGACCCCCTGCCGCCTGGAGCGGCCACCATGTACACCCCCGAGGAGTGGGAGCGAGTCATTCTTGGCGAACTCGCAAGACTTCCGTAGCGCCCGGCACGATCCGGATACCGCACCATCACCCGCCAAACATTCTTTTCCGAGAAACCCAAACCCCTTTCTGAAAAATGCCCCTTCCGAGCGACATTTTCTCACGCCCGGGTCAGGTCAACTCGTCTGGTGACAGTCGAGCCCTGAACCTGGAGCTTTTCGCGGGTGAGGTGATGGCTGCGTATGACCGTTCTACGCAAGTCAACTCCCTCATCCGAAACAAGACCATTCCGCACGGTAAGTCCACGAGCTTCCCGGCGACTGGTCGTTCCGTCCCGACCTGGCACGTTCCGGGCGAGTCGATCATCGACGACGGTTACCTGAACGCGATTGCTTCGGTGAAGCGCCCCGTTCAGATCGACCGCAAGATGGTCAACTCGACCTTCCTGGACGAGTCCGAGGACGACATGAACGAGTACGAGGTTCGTTCCGAGTACGCGAAGCAGCTTGGTGAAGGCATGGCCGTCCAGTACGACCAGCTTGCTTTCGTCATGTCTGCCCGTGCTGCCCGGTCGAACTCGACTACCGCTCCGTCGATCTGCAACACCGACCTGGGTTCGCTCGGTTTCGGTGGCTATGTGCAGTTCACGGCGGGCTCGGCTGAGAGCCTCTACGAGTCGTTCGAGGCCGCTGCGGCTATCATGGACGCCAAGGATGTCCCGAAGAGTGAGCGGTACCTGCCGCTGCTCCCCGGCGACTACTGGTACATCATGCGATTCCGCGACATCATCAACCGAGACTACGGCGGAACCGCTGTGATCACGGAAGGTAACGTCACGCGAATGGCTGGTGCGACCGTCCTGGTTAGCAACAACGTCCCGACCGCTGACTTCGTGACCGCGAGCTACGGCTCTGGCATCACGGGTGGCAACGACTACCTGGGCGAGTTCACCGCCTCCAACATCGGTTCGGATACCCGCGCTGGCTACCTCACGACCATGTTCCACCGCGATGCCATCTCTTCGGCATGGCTCCGTGGCATGAGCATCGAGCGTGAGTACAGCATCGAGTACCAGGGTGATATCCTCGTGTCGAAAGTCATGAAGGGTACCAACGTCACCCGTCCGGAAGCTGCTGTCGAGATCAACTCGGCTGCCTCGCAACCCGACCTGACGAGCCCGTAGGAACCCTGAGGGGCTCCCTGGGGAAACCCCGGGGGGCCTCTCCTTCTCCACCACACCCACATGACTCTACTCAGCGCAGTCAACGTAGTCCTTACCTCTGTGAATCTGGAGCAAGCTGCTTCAGTGGACACGCCTGATTCTCCTGTCGTTGCGCGAGCGAAGGCTCTTGTGGAGGACATCGACCGCACGGAACAGGAAAAGGGCTGGTGGTTCAACCAGACCGGAGAGAAGACCCTCTCCCCTGACGTAAACGACAACATCCTCATCTCGTCGTCGGTCCTGTCCGTTCAACCCACCATCGACAGGTACATCGTGGCTGTCCGTGGAGGCGTCCTCTACGACATGGTCAACGATACGGACGAGTGGGGCTCCTCGCTCTCCGCGTACCTGACCTACCTGATCGACTTCGAGGACACGCCCACAGCCTGGCAAGAGTACGTTGCCCGCGAGGCTGCCCTGCAGCTTCACCAGAGCCTCCGGGGGAACACTGGTAGCTCTGCTACGGTGGCACAGGCCAGGGACCAGGCACGCGCTATGGTCAAGAGCCAGGACTACCGGAGCAACAGGCACAACGTGGGCCGCAGCCGCTACATGCACAAGATCACCAAGCTCTATCGCCGGTAATGTCTAGCAACAGAACACTGAGCAACCTCACAGGGGGCGTTTCCCAGCAGAGTCCTGCGGAGCGCCCCTCGAACACGTTTGAGGAGCTTGAGAACGTAGAGTTCTCCCTCGTTGACGGGATGACCCGGAGATCCGGAACGGACCTTCTTGCCACGGTGGGTCTCCGGGGGCAGCTTAGTGCGACGACATGGAGATCGGAGCAAATGGTGCTGCACTCCATCGACCGGGATGAGACGGAAAAGTACCTTGTCTCCCTGGGTCCCGTTGGGGCCTCTGTTGGTTCCAGTTCTACCCACACTGGGCAGGCGAACCTGTATGTCAACAGATGGGAAGACGGAGAAGCTATCCCTGTCTACACGGAGAGCACTAGCGTTTCTACCGGGCCGGATCTGGTTGACCCGATTGCAGCGTACCTAGATCACAGGACTGAGCAGATCCTAACTACGGGGTACTCGGAGAACAGCCCGTTCATCTCGTTTGGTGGGGTAAGCTCTGCGCTGTCGGAACTGAACGACTCCCCGCTGTACTTCGGGTACTCCCGAGAGTTCTCCATGAACGGCTCCGGGGCGGGGAAGTACTGGGAACTGAACCTGGCCCCGTTCTCTGCCTCTTTCGACGGGACCAAGAACATCCTCTGGAGCACTCGGATCAAGAGTGAAGCCAGGTATCCGGATGCGCTGCAGATGCAGCTGCTGAACGGAGCTACGGTGATCGCTGGGGTTGACATCACAACCAGCGGTACGGAGATCACTGGAGTGGCTGTAGCAGGGACCGACTCGGCCTACATGGACGCTCTGCTGACAGACCTTGGGGATGGCTGGTACGAGATCCAGATGTCCCGCCGTCCCCTGGAGTTCGGGGATGTGGCGTTTGACACGGAGCCCACGGTCCTCCAGATCCGCACGGACGGAAGCACTAACAACGGTGACTTCTTCCTGTGGGGGAACATGCTGCTGAACGAGGATGGGCTCAATGCACAGATCCGGGTCCCCTACGTCCAGCGGCCCAAGTTCGTGGAGAACCTGAAGCTCACCACGGTGGGCGACACTACGTTCCTGCTGAACACCGCAGCCACCCCTGCGATGAAGGCAGACCTTACGCCCGCACAAGACTCCTTCGGGGCTCTCTGGGTGCGTGGGTACTCCGAGGAGCGTACCGGCTTCAAGATGAAGCTGCAGTTCCGGGACACGAACACGGACACCCTGGAGGACGAACAGGTGTACACGGTGTTCTCCGAGAACCGTGCAGATGGAACCTCTAACGAGGTTGGAACGCTTACGCCGAAATCCGATGGAGCGGGGTCAAACTCATGGGAGACCCCGTACTCGTATGTCGAGTGCAACGGCACCCCGATCTCTGTCGCCGCCGCCTTCCACTACCAGTTGACGGAAGACCTGTCCGCCACTTCTGGTTGGTACGGAAACGGTGGAGGTGCGGATATCGTCGCAGCTGGTTGGGGAACGGTGGAACTGGAGGACAACCTTGTCTTCATCACCGCTGCGGCTGGGTACGAGGTGGAGAAGATGGAGATGGTGGCTCTCTCCCAGGAAGCCAAGTACACCTGGAAGGCAGTCAAGAACTACAACGGTTTGACGACCGTAAAGGAAACTTCGTTCGAGTTCCAAGAGGACTCCCTAGAGAATGACCAGCAGGTCGTCGTTCTGTTCGACACGGTCTCGGAGATCACCGGGCTCCCCACGGTCTTCCGTAACGGGCGCAAGGTGAAGCTCTCTGGGTCCCTCTCGACGGAAGTGGACGACACCTGGGTTGAGTTCACTACCTTTTCAGGAGATCCCACGGGGGAGGGGGAGTGGTCAGAGACCGTCGCTCCTGAGATTCCCTACATCATCGACGAGGCAACCATGCCTCACCAGATGCAGCGCCTGCAGGACGATGTCCTTGGGACTAAGACAGGGATCCCCGGAAGCATCTACTTCCTCCTGTCCACCGTTGACTGGAGCAACAGGGAAGTGGGAGATGTGGCGACCAACCGAGATCCCTCGTTCATCGGCGGGGAGATCCGTGCGATTGATGTGTTCGAGGGACGCCTGCACTTGGTCACCGCAACTGGTGGTGTCCTCTCTCGCAGTTCCGACCTGTTCGACTTCTGGCGCAGCACCACGCAAGCTGTCCCGAACGACGACCGTATCGACTTCACCATCGAGGGGAAGAGAGCGGTAGACATCGTCTGGGCAAAAGAGATCAACCGCAGCATCTACATGGGTGGTAGATCCGTACAGTATGTCGTGTACGCCCAGGGGGACGGGGAAGCCCTCACACCTCTGAACATCGGTCAGAGAGTCGTCCGGGAGGCGGATGTCTTCCTCGTAGAACCCCGGGAGCTTGATGGCTCTATGTTCGTTGTGGGGCCTGCAGGCAACTACTCCCGGGTGGATCAGATCCTCCCTAGATCGCAGTCGGAAGAGTTCCCCACTGCGAACATTTCGGTCTCCGTCCCCAGGTACCTAGACGAGAACCTTCTGGACTCTGCTGTTTCGACGGTGGCCCAGAAGCTTGTCTGGGTGGGGAGCAGCGGAGACGCCTTCGTTTACAACCTGGATCCGTTCAACCGGCAGCTGGGGGGTTGGTCTAAGTGGACCTTCGGAGACCGCCTGCTTGCTGTTGAATACATCCAGAACACTTTCTTCTGTCTGGTAGACAGAGATGGAGTCAAGTACCTTGAGTCGTTCAGCAGCCCCGTATCGCCATCATCTGTATTCCTCGACTTCAAGCAGCGGGCAATTTCTGCCGTTTACGACGGTGTGGACACGACTACGTTCACGTTTGAAAACGATCTTCCGGCAGACGCTGCCCTTGTCCTGGACGGAGTGCAAACCCCTGTACTCGGAGTCAGCGGTAACGAAATCACGGTCCAAGCCGATGTCTCCGACGCCGTCACCGCTACTGCTGGAAGTCCCTTCACTAGCCTAGTCACGCTATCGCGTCCGTACAACCGGAGAGAGACCAGAGACGGTTCTCTCGCCAGCACGGAAGAAGTGGTCACCGTAGAAGGGGTGACGATGGGTGTCCTAGACACCAGAGCCCTGACTGTAGAAGTGCAGTCTGGAGCTACCCTGTACTCCAAGCAGTACATCCTTCCGAACATCAGCGAATTGGTGCTCGGATCTGCTATCCCTACTGATGGGTTCCTCACCTATCCTATCGGTGGGCTCAACCATGACATCGAGGTCACTCTCAAGACTTCGCTTCCGTTTCACCTACGATTTGAGTCTATCGAATGGCAGCTCCTTCAGAACACCCGACGCGGGTGGTCCGTCCTGTAATCGAGATCCGTCCCTCCAACATCCACGATGTAGAGTTCATCGCTAAGAATCTGCGAAGAGCGGATCAGGAAGAGATCACTGCGGCTACTGGGCTGGATGCATTCTCCTCTCTTGCCCGTGGGTTCTACCGGGGGATCCTGACCTTCACCGCTTTCCGGGCTGGTGTCCCCATTGGTCTCTTCGGAACCTCCTCCGTGCTCCCCGTGGAAGGCGAGAGGGTTGCCTGGATCTGGATGGTTGGAACAGATCAGCTGACGGTGAACCCCAAGGAACTCATGCAGATCAGCAAAGAGTGGCTCCCTGTCTTGTCTCTACAGGCAGATGCTATGATGAACTACGTTGATTCTCGCAATACAAAGCACATCAACTGGCTGAAGCACTTGGGCTTTTCTGTGGATGAGGAGGAGTCAGTCTTCCTCCACAACCCGGAAGTCCCGTTCTTCCCATTCACCCTAGAACTGACCAATGTGTAACCCCGGACTCGTCGCTGTCGGAACAACTGCTGTGACTTCAATCATGTCGCAGCAGGTTCAGCGTGCCCAGGCAAAAGGCCAGGACGCCGCGCACGACCTGAACAAGACCTACGCTGGCGAGGTCCGGAAGCGCAACATCTCTGCTCTGGAGACGCGGTTGGAGCAGGAGCGGGAGGCTTCTGGTCAGCGGATCGCAGACATCGACCGGGCAGCGAAACAGTACCAGGGGCGCAACAGAGCCCAGGCTGGATCTGCTGGTATCTCCGGGACCACTGCTCAGGACATCTTCCAAGAGGTCAACCGGGCTGCCGCTCAGGCAGTCCTCCGGGAGCGGACGAACCTGGACAACACCACAGATCAAATCTTCCAGGAGAAGCTGGGTGTGGTGGATCGTCAGTTCTCCTCTATCCTCAGCGTTGGACAAGGAACCAGACCGAACCCCCTCGCAGCCTTCATCCAGATCGGTACCGCTGCTGCCGGGGCATTCGCCAACGGAGACTTCGACGGCATTATCGGAGGGGGTGCGTTGATCGGAGGTCAGGCTCCCTCGTCTGATGAGCAGAACGATAGCGAGGACAGCAACGAATAATGACTGCATCCATTCCGAACTTCTCGAACCCCCTGCAGCCCTCTGCTGGCCCCTCTGGGGTCAACCTGGGGCGCATCGCCGTGAACCGCGTGGAGGGGGGAGATGTCGTCTCCGCTCTGGAGCGGGCCATCCCTGCGCTCACTGGTGCTACCCGTAAGGTAGTCCAGGAGCACCGGGCAGAGCGGGTCCGTACCATCGAGACCTTCTTGAACTCGGAGACTGGGGTGCAGTTCACCCAGGGTCTCCGGAATGCGAAGGACGATGCCACCCGCGAAGCCATGTTCCAGGGGGCCGTGGAAGACGGTCTACTCCCCGCGTCGGACAGCCCCTACTTCCGCCATGTGTGGAACAAGCGTGAGGCCATCCGTGCGGGGCAAGTCCTGCAGGGTCGGCTGAACGACGCCATCGTCACCCAGCAGCGCACCTCCCCGAAGATCGACGAGGAGACCCAAGAGATCATCCCCGGGGAAGACTTCGAGACTGTCTTCCAGGATGTCATCTCCGGGTTCGACGGCAACTCTGCCCTCAGCACGGAGGTCGGGTCGGAAGTCTGGCTCACGGAGGCGGCACGGTGGAAGCAGGCGTACTCGACCGAGAGCAACAAGCAGGCAACTACGGCGCTGGAGACCCGGCAGACGCAGCTGATCACCTCTGGCTTTTCCGCATCCTTGGCTGAACTCAACATCTCTGACGAGAAGGGCGGTGAGACTGCCCGTAGTTGGGTTGCCGACTTCTCCTCGCTCTCGGACGGAGCACAGGAAGCGACTATCCGGATGATCGCCCGGGAGATCGCAGACTACGAGAAGACCTTCCCCGGGAAGGGTAGGGATGCTTTTGCCAAGCTGATGGAGGTGGAGGGGGTCAACGGAATCCCCCTGGGAGACCCCCGGAATGCTGGGCTGATCGACATGTTCAACCGGATTGAGGCTTCCCTGGAAGCTGCGGAGAACAGCAGCGCCGCCCGGGGCCTTCGGAACCAGAGTGGGCGAGAGCAGGACGGTGCGGAGATTGGCTCGGCTGTGGCTGCGGGCACCCTCAGCATGACGGAAGCTGTCCAGGCGATGCTGGAGAAGCGGAAGGATCAGGGGGACACTATCCGCCCGGAGTACGCAGAGACGCTGATCAATCGTGGCGTCACCTCTGCCCGCAACAGTGCTGTCCTCGGGGAGACTGCCTCTGCTTCCAAGAGGGAGGCCCTGATCAACGAGCTTACGGAGGCCAGCGGCCAAGGAGAAATCGCCCGCATCATCGCCTCTGGTAGAGACCTCACCGCAGACGACAAGGACGTTCTCGCGGGGTACGCTGAGGAGCGCACCGGGTACATCCAGCGGGGTGTCCACCAGAAGATCACGCAGTACGAGCGGCAAGCCATCCCCCAGGCAGAGTCCATCGGGTTCGAGCTTCCGACCTACGAGCAGTTCGCGGAGATGAAGCCCCAGGAGATGCAACGCACTCTTGATCGGGTGAAGCGGAAGTACAACGAGACTCGCCGTGTCATGCTCAACGTGGGGCTGGCTAGTGGGTACTCCGGTCTCCCCGGGGTTGACACTGCTTCGTACCCCAAGGGTGTCCCGCAGCACTCCCCGCTGTACACGGAGGCTGTGGAGATGAGGGACAACGCTGCAAGGGATCGAGAGCGGTACGTCTCCGATGTCCTCAGGGAAATCTCCTCCAGGTACGATCCTCTGGACGCGCAGGAGAAGGTTACTGAGTTCCAGACTCTGCTGAACGATAGGTCTTCCGGCTTTGCCCGCAGGGAGGACCTTCGTACTACCTTCGACAGAGACATGCGAGAGACGGTCTTCGGTGACAGACTAGGTACGGTCGCTCGGGATGAGGATGTCACGGTCACCCAGCAGGAGGAGTACAACCGTCTCGGGGTAGACGTACAGGACCTCGCCACGGCACTAGCTCCGGAGTCCCCGGGAGAGTTCCTGATGACGAACAAAGCTAGGGCCGATGGGGCTCTAGTCGGTACGCTGTCTCGGACTGGAGGGAAGGTCGCAAACATCTCCAGCAGCAACACGAAGGGGGACATCTCCCGTGCTGTCATCCTCGGGCGGTACGCAGGCACCATTTCTGATATTGACCCGCAGTTCGAGAACAAGCTGGTTGAGACGAACAACTTCCTCTGGATGGAGGTTTCTACCAGCGAATCTGCTGGCGCTCGGAACCTACTCAAGAACGCTCCCCAGAAAATCCCCGGGGCTCCCGCAGACCTATCCTCTAAGGGGAATCAGGACTTGCTCAAGCTGGCTGCCACCTCCGGTCTGATCCACTGGACGGAAGCAGTCAAGGGCAAGGTGAAAGTTCGCGCCACTGGGGTGCGGAACACAGAGACTTCATTTATGAAGACTCCTAGAAACCGATCCTTTACTGTCCCGGCATTCACGGTAGACCTGTCCCCGGAAGTGCTACAATCCATCCAGCTAGACGCAGCCCCTATGTACTCTGATCTGGCCGATGTGGAAAAGGCTTTCATGGATGAAGAGTACATTCAACTCCTCACGGAAACCTACAAGGCGACCGGCGCAGAGAGTCCGGAGAGGATGATCGACAGACTGAAAGCCAAGATGATGGACTACTATGCAGAGTAAGCAACACTTCGGTTCCCCGACCCCCGGGTTCGAGAGGACTGGAACCTCCAACGTCTTCCAAGGGGCCGCCAACGGAGCCCTACGGGGACTGGACGCTATCGGTGATCTAGTCCTCCCGGATGACTGGTTCGAGGTGGAAGCGCCTCGGGCTCGGGGTGCTGCTGCCGTTGCAGAGTCCATTGCCCAGTTCGCTGTCGGCTTCCTGATCCCCGGTGCTGGTGCCGTGGGCCTGGCCTCCAAGATCCCCGCAGCTGCCCGTCTGTTCCAAGCAAGCAACATCGCCAAGGGTGCCTTCCAGGGTGCCGTCGCTGACTTCACCGCCTATGATGGACACGAAGAGAGACTCTCAAACGTCCTCACCCAGTTCGACAGCCCTGCCCTCAACAACGCAGTCACTCAGTGGATCGCTGCTGACGAGGATGATAGTGAGTTTGAGGGCCGAGTCAAGAACATGCTGGAAGGCGCTGCACTTGGTGTCGCGTTCGATGGCATTTTTAGCGCCCTCAAGATGGGGGTCAAGGGAATCCGGAAGCACCGTGCAAATGGAGCGGTTGCTGAATCGGTGGCGGAAACCGGGGAAACTGTATCCCGGGACATTGAGTTGTCTGAGCTTGTCCCCGAAGCAAAAGCCGCAGAAGCCGTCGCAACCAGGCCGGAAGACACGCGCCAAAGGATCGAACTCGAAGAGTCTCGGAACCTGGAAGCGGAGTTTGGGAAGCGAGAAGCGCATGGCCTCATCAAACAAGAGGAGAAGTCCACTGCCGACGCTGTAGCCCAGTCGGTCGAGAAGAAGATTCCGACTGACAGGAAGGAGCTAGACGAGTTCGTCGAGACCTGGCAGAAGTCTGCCGTCGAGGACTTCGAGAGCACCGGGAGAATCCCCAAGCTCCTCACGGACGATGTCCACTACATCAACTACTACGACCCCAAGGACGCTGGGCGGGTCAACACCACCCTGCGTACCGCAGAAGCTACTCTGAGAACTCCGTTCAAGGCAATGAACGAGAAGAACCTGGGTACGGATGTGAAGACCTGGGGGAGAACTGCCAGGGAAGCCATCACCCTCTTCTCCCAGGAGACGGGGTTGACCTACGAGGAGGCGGCTAACGCCTTCGTCGGTGGGGACCGTGCCTCTGGTGCCCCCAACCTGCTCGACATCATCGACACGGACATCGTGCGGATGGAGCAGGCAAACGATCTGGATGGGCTCAACCGCCTCATCACCCGGGTCAGTGTCTTCAAGCGTCTGGTCTCGGACGCTGGGGATGCTGCTGACCGTGGTGTCCTGGAGATGAAGGAGTATCTGGACAACACTCCGGACACCCTGGTGGATAACGTGCAGATCGCTCAGATGCTGGCCCCTGTCATGGAGGCCATGTCGATCACCGCGCTCTACCGACGCACTGCATCGGGGGCTGGTCGGTTCCTGAACACCTTCAAGAAAGGAGCTACCGCTGAATTCCTGCGGGTCTCCAAGCGGGGGGCCAAGGGTGGCCCTGCTGCGAAGGCGTACATGAAGCACTCCAAGAAGCACAAGGCAACTGTCGATGCCCTGCTGGAAGACTGGGGTGGCGTCAAGCAGCTGCGGAAGAAACTCCAGGTGATGGAGGAGATGAACCTCCTGGGGAACAACACGATGGACACCATCGCTGCGTTCGATGAAGCGGCCCGGAGCAAGATTGGTCTGGGGCTTCACTTCATGTACGCCAGTATGCTGTCCGCTCCCACCACTGCTGTTGTCAACGTGGCCTCTGCTACGCTGTCGAGCACCTACACGGCCATGTCTCAGGCTGTGGGTGGGATCATCACCCAGGGCAGCACGGACCCCGGTGTCCACGCTCTCCGTGGTCTCGTCTCCAACGGCACCCAGGCGTTCAAGCAGGCGCTGGATGCCTTCAAGATGAACCGGGGTGTCACCCTTCCGCAGTCGATCAACACGGCCACGGATGCGACCAACTTCAACGATGCCATGCGGGTGGTCAACACCACTCGGGAGATCCAGGGGCAGTCCAGCCTCTCCGTGGCAGAGCTTGCGTCTGCGAGCATCGCCGGGAATGGTCTGCTGAAGTCCGTGAGTCAGCTAGTCTCCTACGCCAGCACCGTCCCCGGAAGAATCCTGCAGGCTGGCGACGAGTTCGCTAAGGCCCTCTCTGCCAACTCCACGGTGGAGACCAACGCTCACTCCCTGTTCGACGCCTCTGGGCTCCCCCAGGAAATGCGGGGGCAGTTCGTGAACGACATCCGCAAGCAAGTCTTCAAGGAAGGTGCGCTGCAGACGGATGAGGCAGTGTGGCACTCCATCACCAAGGAGGTCTCCGCTATCGAGGGGCTGTCGAGCTTCGACCGGGAGAACATGATCGTGGAGCGGTACAAGTCCGCCATGACCAGGGAAGCGGGGGAAGTCACGAACGCGATGATCCGGACTGTGACGAACAACGCGAGAGAACTTGCAGAGCGTTCGTCTTTCACCTCGAACTTCGCTGCTGAGGGTACCCGGATCGACAAGATCCTGAAGACTGTGGACGGGCTCCGCTACCAGATGCCCATCCTCCGTCTCTTCGTCCCCTTCTTCCAGACCCCGACGAACATCGCCCGCGAGGCTGCTCGTTCCCTGGACTTCCTGAGTGGTGGGCATGAGATCCTCAAGCGGTACACCGACATCGACCTCTCGAAAGTTCCTGGGCTGTCGAACAGGCTCAAGGACAACCAGACCAAGTTCCTCTCTGACTACAACTCTGGAGATCCTGTTCGTCGCAACGATGCTGTGGGTCGCGTTTCGCTTGGCCTGAGCTTCATGGCTACCGGGGTTGCCCTTGCCTCTGCAGGCAACCTGACTGGCCGTGGCCCTGCTGACAAGAACATCCGGAAGGACATGGAGAACGCCGGGTGGAGCCCGTACAGCATCCGGATCGGCAACCGCTACGTCAAGTACAACAACACGGACCCCATCGGCATCACCCTGCAGCTGGTGGCCGACATGCACGACTACGCGAACTACGCGGATCAGGACGAGAACGAGTTCGCCACCAACGTGGCTGGGATCTCCACCGCGATCTTCGGTGTCGTCATGGACAAGACCTTCATGAGCGGGTTCTCGGAACTGTTCGACGTTCTGGAATCCGACGATGGCCTGTCTGACGATGGGCTTGCCTCCAAGTTCGGCTCTCTGTTCGCTCCCTCTATCGCCGCCGCTGGGGTGAAGACGGTTGACCCTGCTCTGAGGGAAGCCAGGGGGTTCATGGAGACCTTCATGAAGCGTATCCCTGGTCTCTCCGACAACCTCCCCTCTCGGCGCAACATGCTGGGTGAGGTGGTTCGCCGCCCCAAGGCGCTCGGCAACGACACCATCGGGGACTTCGTCAACATGTGGAACCCGATCACCTACACCACTGTCACGAACAAGAAGCTGGACAAGGAGCTTGCGAACCTTCAGCACGGCTTCCAGCCCCCGGCTACCAAGCTCTTCGGGGTGGACATCGTCTCCTTCCAGACCAAGTCTGGGCAGAACACCTACGACCGATGGGCGGAACTGCAGGGCAACATCACCCTGGGTGGGAAGAACCTACGCCAACGCCTAGAGAAGACTGTGGGGAGCGCCATCTACCGTAAGATGGACAACGTGGACAAGGTCAAGATCATCACCCGGTACATCAACCAGTACCGACAGTCTGCATTCCAGAGGGTCCTCCGGGAATCCCCTGAACTACAAGCCACCTGGGCGCTCGCTCAGGATCAGGCGGCGCTGGCTGAGTCCGGTGGCGCTGACTACAACCGATCCCTCCTCGACATCAACACCCGTTCTTACTCCTTCTAAGACATGACTTCTTACCACGAAACTGTCGGCTTCCTTGACTGGGCCGTCCCCGTTGTTACCCCGGAGCATCCCACGATCAAGCCTTTCGGTGTCCTCCGGGATGCGGATCAGCTGACTGCTCACGGCTTCACCATCGGTGGGGAGCGAGACACCACCAACTTGGTTGTCTCCGTGACGGATGGGGCCTGGACCGGGGATGTGATCTCCATCTACGCGGTTGACCCTAGCGGTGCTGGGGTGGACTACTCCTCCGCGCTCTTCACCATCGACATGAACACTGTGGACACCACCGGCACGGATGTCTATGCCCCTGGGGATGACGGGGGGACTTCGGTGGCGAAGACGCTTGACGTTACGGCAGCCCTCGTTCCCGGCAAGTACGTCTGGGAGTTCACCTCTGGTGTCCCTGGTGGCTCCCTCTCCTTCGGCATCGGCGTCCGCTACTAAGATGCAGGCGCTGAAGAAAGAGATGGGGGATAACCCCACCGTCCCCAAGCAGCAGGCATCCATGCTGGCTCTGTTCGATGCCTTCGTGCAGGAACTGAAGCTGCGGTTGAACGAGGATGACCCTAGCGATGAGACCATGAAGCTCGTCCTGGACTTCATCAAGACGCAGAAGTTCGACTACCGCGAGGCGTCCACGCTGGTCACCGGCAAGGATGCGGGCTTTGACATGGGAGTCATGAACTCCCTACCGCACAGAGTTGAGTAACCGCTGGGAGTTCCCTGAGGATCTCGGGGGGAGGGAGAAGTCTCTACAGGACTTCCGCAACTTCCTCTACCTGATCCTCCACCATGTCTGGGGGGTGGACCCTACCCCCATTCAGTACGACATCGCTGACAAGATGCAGCGGGCTGTGCTGGGTGGGGATGATGTCTCCGTCCGTCTCATGGTGCAGGCGCAGCGAGGCGAGGGCAAGTCTGTCCTGGCCTCTGTGCTCGTCTGTTGGGTGAACTACTGGTGGCCTGCTAAGAAGTGCTTCGTCGTCTCCGCTAGTGAGAAGCGAGCTATCGCCTTCACCACCTTCACGCTCACTCTTCTGCGTGAGGTCCCCTTCCTGCAGCATCTCCTCCCGGACCCCCGGCAGGGAGATCGGATGTCTGCCCTCAGCTATGACCTGCGGGGAGCGCCGAAGGGGCACGACCCCAGTGTGAAGGCGGTTGGTGTCATGGGTCAGATGGCTGGCTCTCACGCTGACCTGATCGTCCCCGACGACATCGAGATCCCGAACAACTCCGACACTCCCCAGGCGCGGGAGAAGTTGAAGGAGCGGACGAAGGAACTGGAAGCCATCGGCAACCCGGGGCACCGTCAGGTGTGGCTGGGTACTCCGCAGTCGGAGGACACCGTCTATCAGGTGGTCCCCCAGCGGGGTGTCCAGGTGATCATCTGGCCGGGGCAGTACCCGGGGGATGGGGAGTTTCCGCTGGATCACTACGAGGGAACCCTCGCGGACACCCTGCGGGAGAACCTGGAGAAGAACCCCTCTCTCGCTGGCACCCCCACGGACACCGTCCGCTTCCCCGCCTCCGTCCTCGCGGAGAAGAGAGCGACCTACGGGCTGGCAGGATTCTCCCTCCAGTTCATGCTCAACCCGTCCCTGTCGGACGCGGCCAAGCAGCCCCTCAAGCTGAGGGACATGGTCATCTGCGACCTGACCCCGGAGACGGTCCCCCGCAGAGTCATCTGGTGCAACGACAGGAGCCGGATGATCCTGGATATCCCTAGCTTGGGCAAGGACGGGGACTTCCTCTACCGACCCATGCAGCCCCCGGAGAACTGGACAAAGTGCAGCCGGGTAGTCTTCTCTGTAGACCAGTCAGGAGCAGGAGCCGATGAGACCGCCTGGGCTGCCGTAGGAGAGCACGAAGGAATGCTGTACCTCCTGGGTGTCGGGGGATTTCCCGATGGCTCCTCAGAGTCTCTCAGGGGGCTTGCAGAGAAGATCAAGTTCTACAACGCCAACGTCCTCCTGGTCGAGAGCAACTTCGGCGGGCAGACGTTCGCGGAGACGCTGCGGTCCTACTGCACGGATGTCCAGCACAGTGTCCAGCTGGAGTACGAGAGGGCTTCGGCTCAGAAGGAACTGCGGATCGTCCGCACCCTGGAGCCTGTCCTTGCCTCCCACCGTCTAGTCGTCTCGGCTCAGGCGCTGAGGGAGGACTATGACAGCGCGAAGGAGTACGGTGGGGAGAACTGGATCTTCCGCTCCTTCATGTACCAGCTGACGCGGATGACCCGGGACCGGGGCTGCATCGCCCATGACGACAGGGTGGATGCGGTGTCCCAGGGGATTGCCTTCCTCGCCCAGATGGCAGTCTCCCCGGGCCAGCGGGATGAGCGAGAGCAGACTCGGAGGAGACTGTTCGCCCCCCGCAAGCCAGAGGTGGTGATGATGGATGGACCTCCCCCCAGGAGAACCGTAGGGAGAGCGCGGAAGTTCCTGAGGGGGTAGCTAGAAGGACCGGACGTAACCGGCTTTCTCGTACAGGTTCCTGATATCCAGGACGTAGTCCATCTTCTTGGTCCTGGATACTGGGTTCCCCATCAGCGCCAGGTACCCTTCCTCGCTGAAGTTCGCGGAGCCATAGTAGGTCGCACGCTTAGGGTCTGTGGCGATGGCGAACACGAAGGATGCGTAGATCCCGTCAGCCTCGTACTTCCCTCTTAGGGTAGAGTCTTCCGGGAGGGTGTGGGCGACGACCCACTCATGCCCGTTCTTCCACAGACTTCGGAGCAGTTCGGAATACTCCATATCCATCCTGGTCCGGTAGTCGATCACTGAGGGGAAGTCATCCTGCACGCTCTCATGAAGGACGCTGACCCAACAGGTGGCTCCGATGTCCGGGACACCCCCACCGTTCTCCGACTTGATGGTGACTACACGCTGGGCATCTAGATTCACGCGGAACTCCCGGAGGATCCGGTAGAGTTCAGCGTTGGTCTCGATGATCTTTTCGTGCTGCTTCCTGAGGTGGCTATCCAAGAGCTTCTTGGCTGCAGGGATCAGGAAGGCGAGGAGGGTCAGGATTACTTCGAGCATGTATATGAAAAAAGGACCCACACAGTTTACACCATGTGGGTCCCAGTAGGATTACCTATATCTCCGGGATCTTCTCTCCGCAGTCAGCGCAGTTGCCGACGATCCCGTTGTGCAGGGTGAATCTGTACATCGTTGATTCGTGTTCGCACTCAGGAGTGGGTACGTCCACAGGTCGAGATGTCCCTTCCTCCTGATCCCAGAGGCGGTCCTGCAGTCTCCCCAGGTACCACTGAGCCTTTGCCAGATCCTCCTGGGGGCTCCCCTTGTAGCGGTACCGCCAGAGGTACTTGAGGGTGTTGCCCTTGAGGTACCCCTGGAACTCCTCGGGGGACATGCTGGCACGGATAGCGTCGATGCACTCTATGTCCCCGGAGTTGTAGTGGTCCGGGTTGTTCACGGGGTCACTCACTCGGGAACTCCCACGGGATCACCCGCTCGTTCTTCGCATCCCACTCCAGGTTGGTGAGGATCTTCGCCATCCGCGCCTGCGTCAGCATGTTGGTGGTGGACTTCCCTTTCTCCAGGAGCTTCACGCTGACATCGTTCCAGTGCTCCATGAGGTCTCTCCAGGTGGTGTCCGCCCTGACCAGCTTACGGGCACCCACGGGGCCGATCCCAGGGAGCCCCGGGTAGTTGTCCGTGCTGTCTCCGGAGAGGGTCTGGATCATGTGGTTCTCTTCCGCCTCCCTCTCGCTGGTCTCGAACACTCGGTCAGTGTCGGGGTTCACCAGCATACCGGGGATCGTCCGCATGTCCTTGTCGATAGACAGGATGACGGTGCCGTTGGGGGAGTACGTCTGCATGATGCCGCAGATGTCATCCGCTTCCAGCCCAGGCCAGATGAGAGTCTTGTGGTCCGTGTCGTTGTACCACTTCTCCAGCATGTGGTAGAAGCCGTGCGGTTTCCCCACCCCGCTGCGCTGTCGGTTCTCCTTGTACGGAGAGTAGAGCTTCTTCCGGAAGTTTGTGTGGCGGGGGCCAACGGGGTTCCTCCGGGAGTCGGTGAAGCAGAGCGTCACCTTGTCGATGGGGAGGTACTCGGATGCGGTCATCAGCCACTGGCTGAGGATGGCGGAACAGGTGGTGGAGAGGTCTCCCTCTCGGAATCCGATAGAGATCCAGTCAGTGTCCGGATGCTCGATACGGATCTCGTTCTCGATTGCTGCTCGGTACAGGATGGAGTCAGCGTCAACTAGGGCGTGCATATTCGGATGCTCTCCTTAGGATTTCAGGGTGGTCACGGAACAAACCCAAGGCTTGATTGCAGCTGCGGCACAACAACCCTCTGACTTTACCAGTCGCGTGGTCGTGGTCTACGCAAACTACCACCTTGGCTAGTGGGATGAGACAGATAGCGCACAAGCACTTCTGCTCCATATAGATATCTTGATACAGGTCATCGTGAATACCGTACTTGGTCTTTCGATCCAGTGCGGCCTTGCACTCCCGGCACTCCGAACGCTTCTTGTCCGGAGTCCTGGAGTCTGTCTGGTACTTGCTCAGGGGAAATTCCCTGAAGCACTTCGTGCATACTTTTGTTTCCATAGTCTAGTGGGTGTCGAACCAGTTGTCACCGTTCTTCACATCCCCAGCCATCGGGCAGCGGAGGGAGAAGACTTCGGTGGTCTCGGATGCGGACTCTAGGAAGAACCGCTCGATCTTCTCAACGTGCTCAGGCAGGCACTCAACCTGCATCTCATCGTGAACGTGTAGCACCTGGGCGTAGTCCCCGTGCTCCACCTTCTTCGTCTTGCAGTTCCAGATGCTCTGGGTCAGACCAGCTGCAGCGCACTTGTCGTGGAACCTGTTCGTACACTCCTTCATCACCACAGCCTCAGCAGTCTGGATGTGGAAGTTGATCAGGGAGTGGTCGCTCCGGACTGGGATGCGGCGACCGTCCAGGCCGATGAGGGAGGCACCGGGCTTCAGCTTGAAGTACTGCTTGCCCCATCGGTTCATCTCCCATGAGCCCATCTTCCTATCCTGCAGGGACTTACGGAGCTTCTGTCCGAAGGCATCGTATCCCGTCAGGTCCTTCATGAAACCATCCAGCGCCTTCTTCCCCAGCTTCGGGGAGATGCCAAGGATGCTGCCGATCTTCTTAGCAGCAGCGCCGAAGATGAGGGCGTAGAAGAATGTCTTCGCCGTGTCCCTCGTAGCCTTCGGTGCGTACTTCTGGAGGATGCTCAGGTTGTAGTCGTGGGGATCCCCGTGGAGGACGATCTTCGCGTACTCCCCACCGTCGAACGCCGCCAACTCATGAGCGAGCAGGCGTAGCTGACATGAGGCAAGGTCGCCACCCACCAGCTTGTACCCCGGGGAAGCCTCGAAGAGATTCCGGAACTCCTTGCCGTAGGGTTTCTTCACGCTGGTTACCTGTCCGATGGGAGGGGCAGAGTGAGCGCAGCGGTGAGTGGTGGTGCCGATGTGCTTGAGGAAGTGCAGGAGCCTGCCGTCCTCTCGAACGTGGTGGGCGAAGGCAGACTTCCCCTCCTCCAGCTTGGTCAGACGGTTGGACACCATCCGGTAGTTGGTGACAGCCTCGACATCGAGAGCGTCCTTCTCCTTCCCAGCCAGGTGTAGCTCCTTGGAGAACTGGACTAGCTCGTCCTCCTCTGTGCTCGGCTGTCCCTTGTCCGTCTTCTTGAGGGGGTTGTAGCCGAGAGGGGTGAGGTACTCGATCAGCTGCTTGGAGGAGCGGGGGTTGAAGGAGAGCGTCACCTCCTTCCGCTTCTTCCGTACCGGCGTGTACTCCACCACAGTGCGATCCGGCCACCTCTCCCGGATGGCCTGCAGTGCCCCGGCCCGTGCCACCACAAGCTCTCCCAGGAGGTCATGCGCCTTGTCCAAGTTGTAGGTGCAGCCGAGTGTGTTCTGGTTGGCAGCGTGTCCAGCGAAGATGTCCTCGCGGTCATGGTGCGGCGACCTTCCCAGCCACAGTCTGTTGAACACGGAGCGCAGGGCGATGACATCCTGCACGCAGTACCGGAGCATGTCAGGATTGAACTGCTCGAACCCTCCGGTGTACTCGTCCTTCTCCTCGCCTGTCCGGATGCCCCAGGCTTTCAGGCTGTGCCTGCCCCAGAGTTTCTTGGGGAGCGCCAGGGTCTTGTGGTACTTGGCCCAGTCGTAGGTGAGCATGTCCGGATACCGTAGCTCCGACATGATCTGAGTGTCCTCGTACTCTACCTGAGGTTCCTCGCAGAAATCCCTGAGGACTTTCTCGTCAAACCTCTTGCCGTTGTGGGCCACGAAGACAGCGTTCTCCTGCTGCTCCATGAACTCCTTGATCTGTCCCACTGTCCCGTTCCAGTACATTCCTTCCTGGTACCGCCAGGTGGGCCTGTCATGGAAGGCGAAGATCTCTCCTTCCGGGGACTCGAAGACAGCGCAGTGGATCTTGGTGATCCCTGGTAGGAGGTTGTCAGTCTCCAGATCGTACATCCAGTATCTCTTGTCGCTCATGCCTTGGTATTTGATCAGCCGGTTTGGTTCCGGAGGTTAGGGTTGTGCGGGCTTCCCACCCGCTTGCTGGTTCCGGTATCAACCAGTAAGACCGTACTGCTACGCCAGGTCGGGTACCGTGACGATATCCACCCAGCTGTTAGAGGGGGGACTGTTACCAGGGTTCCGGCTGGAGCCGATGCCGATGGCGGCGCGGGTAACAGCAGCGTTGAAGTGGCCCGTGGTGCAGAACCGAGAGCCGTACCCGTTCAGCGGGTTCTCGGGGTACTGTCGGAGAGGAAGACTAACGCTCTCCCCGGACTTGACAACGTGCAGTTGCGGGGTGTCGTAGGTTCCCATCCCGAACAGCAGACCGTACTTGGTCTCCGTCGCGTTGAACCTCGCAGCCTTGGGGCTGTGGTACAGCAGCGAAGCTGGGCTGCTCTGGTTGAACGGGAAGGAGGGAGCAGCGGCGACAGCGGGGGTTCCGCTGGTATCAAGCTCGTACACGGAGCAGGTTCCGTACCCGCCCCAGGTTCGGGGGAAGCCGACGAAGGCGAGGGCATGGTCCCCGTCCTCCGACACATGGGTTGCAACGACACCAGCCGGGACAGGGATGGAAGTGCGGGTGTACGAGGCACCGCCCCACTTGAGCACAACGATCTCGGTAGCGTTCCCGAAGGTAACCACGGCACCGTCAGAGGAGATGGACAGAGCGTTGAGCCCGCCGTAGATCCCCGGGGTGTACCGAGCTTCCGTCGCCGGATCCAGTCTCTCGCTCCCGTCCGCCGTGTTGTAGATGCCGACACCGCCAGCACCGTTGTCCACCCCAACGCCAGCGATAGCGATCACCGCACCATCACTGGACAGAGCACAGGAGTCGATGTCGTTGAAGGTGTTGTTGAACGCAACCTCCCCGATGTCCACGCGGGTGTCAGGCTCACCATCCCCGCTGTCACACAGCAGGAGATCCCCGGTGAGGAACTGGTCGTAGGCCACCATACGGGTGCCGTCCCCGGAGAGACCGAAGATACCACCAGCAGTCTCGGACCCGGAGAGGTAGCCCCCGGTGTCGCTGGTGTGAGTAGCCTGGTAGTAGACCTGGCCGGCGACGGTGAACTCAGAGACGAAGTTGCGGATACCGTTGTGGAAGAACGTGAGAGCCCACCGGGAGCCGTCAGTGCTCACCTCTACACGGTGTCCGGTGCATCCGTTCTGCTCCAGATCGTAGCCCCAGATGAAGGCACCTGTAACGGCATCGTACAGTTCAGCACGGTCTCGGTCGGAGATCCGCTGTTGCCAGACGACGAAGACCTTCGTGTCATTGTCAACGAACTTGACGATTTGCGGGTGACTCTGGGAAGGGGGGCAGTTGATCCGAACAACAAGCTCGGAGGAACCAGAGAAGTCTGGCGAGATGGGGACTTGTGATCCCGGGGGTCGGCTCGGGTTACCAAAGCCGGGGGGAAGTAGGGTAGTCATGGGTTTCTTTTGTGTGCACTAAAGAAGTGCCCCCCACGTTGTACGGGGACGACGCAGGGGGCACCGAGACAGAGGACAGGGAGGCAATCCTACACTATCGCTCGAAGGCGTCAACGTCAACCGGCCCAAGATCTTCGGGAAGAGTCTCCGCATTCGGGACCAGCCTGTCGGTCGCAGTGTCGTAAGTCATTGACCCAGCGTAGCCTAGATAGCCCACTGGTCGGTTCTTCACAACAGTCAGGTGAAGAACATTTCTGTCCTCCTCCTCCGTGGTATCCCTGTGGATCCCCACGATGACATCCGACAGCTGCTCCAGGGACGCGGACCCTCGGAGGTCAGTCAGCTGGGGGATCCGTCCCTCAGCCCAGGACTTCCCTTTGTCGGGTCGCTTCAGGTGAGAGACCAGGATGAATCCAGCGTCGATCTGCTGACACAGCGTGCGGAGAGAGTGCATCAGCGTGTCGATGGTCTTCCGCTCATTGTCCGTGGTCTCCCCGGAGATCACGAAGGAGATGTGGTCGAGGATGATGTAGTCACACCCGCACCCCTGCACCAGATACCTGATGTTGTACTTCAGGTCAGCCGCTGAGGAGGAGGTGAAGCTCATATCCAGGAACACCAACTGATCCATGATCTCCCTAGCGTACTTCCTGATCTCCTCCTCGGGGAGAAGGGAAGGGTCCAGGTGAAGCTCGGCAACTCCAGCCATAGGTCCGATCATCTTCAGCAGCGATGTCTGCACCGTCTCTTCGAGCCCGATGTACCCCACCTTGGATCCCTCGGGGATCAGCTTGGGTAGCTCCCGTGCAATCTGCCGCACCACCGTGGACTTGCCAGTACCAGAGCCCCCGGTGAACATCACGATCTCCTTCTTACGGATGCCTCGCAGCTTCGCGTTCAGCCCGTCGATAGGGTAGGGGATGCCCTGCTCAACAGGACGGAACAGGTGGTCGAGCAGTGCCTCACCTTGGACGACACTCTCCGGGATGTACTTCTCAGCACCCCACACCCTGTTGACGATGTCCTTCTCGCCCAGGGTCATCAGCATCTCGTTCGCATCCTTGATCGTTGGATGCTCTTGAACGACATGCGCCTTGCCCGGGGTCATGCACGCGATGGCATCCCGCACTGCCTTCTGCCCAGGCTCGTCTGCGTCGAACCACAGGACAACCTTGGGGAACTGCTCGATCCACGCAGCCTGCTTGGCGAACACAGCCTTCACCGAGTCCACCCCGTTAGGGAGGGAGACAGCAGCCCACTTGTTGCCGAAGGCTTGGTTGACTGACATCGCATCAAGCTCACCCTCGGTCACCACCAGGAACTTACTCCGGGTGTCCGCTCTGTTCTGCCCGAAGAATGCAGTGGGTGTCCCACCCTTGAGGACGAAGACCTTCTTCCCCTTGGAGTCCAGAGCTTTCTTCCTGACCTTGGTACCGCGAGGCTTCTGCCCGGTGTCCCCAAGGGTAGGCCAGCGGTGGTCCCCGTTGTCCAGCACCTCGTACCCGTAGTGCATACAGGTAGCCTTGCTGATCTTGCGATCATGGATAGGGCGGAACACCTTGGGCTCTCCCTTAGCACCGCTCGCCTTCTCACACTTGTGGCAATACTTGCCGTCCGTGTAGATGGAGAGACAGCTTTCTCCCCCGCAGTCGGGGCAGTCCTCCTTCTTGATGTACGTTCCTTCACCCATCGGTCTCCTCCTTGGTGGGGGTGAGGGCGGCGAGCACGAAGCGCGCGAGCATCATGTCGCCTCCGTCCACCGGCTCGTACCCATACGACACTTCGCCGCTGGTGCTGCTTACGTCGATGCAGTTCGCGTACCGCTGCACCTTCTTCGCCCTCTCGATGCGCGCCTCCAGTTCGGCCACGCGGCCTCGGAGGCGGGCAGTCTCGCCTCGTCCCAGGATCTCGCCATCGGGGTAGAACGGATCCCTGGGGTCGTAGTTCGACGGACAGAGGCCGCGCAGGTGGGCTGAGGCGTACCAGCCGCCGACTAGGTCCTTCAGTTCGGCCACGCGGGCGCGGAGTTGCTTGTGGATCTCTTGGCCCCTGCGCTTCTTTCTCACCTGATCGCGGCGGTTGTCGGTTTCGTGTTTGAGCGCGGCCTCCAGCCCCGGCCCAGGACTCACGGCCCAGGCGGCGCGGAGGAGCGCAGCGTAGTAGAGGTTGGGGGACATGTACGGCTCCAGGTCGATCTTCTCGTGAGCCTCCATGTACTTCTGCACCTCTTCCTCTGTCGGCTCCCAGGTCATCGCTGCTTCTCCTGTAGTCTCTTCATGAACTCCACGAACTGTCTCTTTGTGCAGATACCGAACTCGTCGGCTTGCTCTGCGGTATCATCGAACGGCTGCTTGCACTCCCAGAAGAGTGCCCACAGATCAGAAAGGACTGCCAGGGTCTCGGATTCTTTCGTCATCAAACTGTTCTTCCGGTGGTGTGTAACCGAGTAGTCCGTTCGGGTCAACCCCGAACACATCGCAAAGCAACCACATATCCTCGATGGTGGGGACAGCGTCACCGATGAACCACCGATAGATAGTGGAACGGGGGATGCCTGTCTTCTGCACCATGTCTCGGACAGAGAGACCGGCTGACACCCGCAAGGATCTCAGCCGGTCTCCTAGTGCTTCGCGGGAAACGTCCCGCCTAGCCATTAGAGGTCGAAGGCTTCGTCATCCACACCAAGGATCCTGCTGAAGTCCGAAGGAACGATGGTCAGAGGGTTGGAGGCGTAGGTACTCTTGTCCCCGATGTACTCGTCTCCGTCCAGATCCCCAAGGTAGTACGAGGACCAAGTGCTCGGGCGAGTGTCGCTCCATCTAGGAGAGAGCAGACCATTGTAGAAGACAGTCAACTGGTAGGGGTTGTGCTGGATCCGGCTGTGGACACGGTGGTACAGGTCGGACGACTCATCGAGAGCGCCAGCCTCCGACAGCATCTCGATACCCCAAGCAATGATGATCTCCTCGAACCCAACAGTGAGTTGGATGTCTTCGAGATCAGTCCCACTCGGGATGCTGTGCTCGTACTTGTTGAACTTGTCATCCCAGGCGTTGCTCTTCGCACCATTGATCGGGTCGTTGTAGTGCAGCATGTGAACCACGCTGTGCCCAGGCACAATCATATGCTCCACCATCTTCACAACGAGGTCGATATCGCTGTCTTCCACCATCCCCAACTCGTACCCGTAGGCAAGAGCGGTGAGTGCGTGCCCAGTGTTGCGGCCCATGTGCTCGGTGCCGAGACCAGGCTTGGTGTGCTCCAGGAAACCGAAGGCACTCCACCAGGAAACCATGTGGCTCTTCCCATCGCTGACGTTGCGGCGGCACCACTTTTGGATAACACCTTCGAGGACAATCTCGAACACTTGAGACGCCCAACCGTACCCGTTCTTCGCAAGGCGGAACAGCGGGGTGGTGATGCGGGACAGGTGCTCGAAGTCTAGCTCTCGGGGGCCACCATCGAATGCCCGCAGTTGGGAGACGACACCGTCCTTGCCGTACCACTCAGCGTCAACGTAGCCCCGGCTCTCATCCACACCGATGAAGCTATCCGGCTTGTTGTCGTAGTCGAACGCAGTAGTGATGCAGTTCGCATACAGGCGAGCCCACTCGGCAGCGATCTGCAGCCCAGGCGTGCAGTTCATCCACTCTTGGTTCGGGTAGACAAGGAACCCACCACCCTCGTTCGGATCCGTGGGGTAGAACCTAGCCCGGAGGCCCACCAGAGTATCGGAAGCGTTGGCGGCGATAGCCTGCAACATCTCCTCCGGGATCTCCGGGAAACCAGAGTCATAGGTGAACTGGTGGTACCCCTCCTCGAAGCGAACCGCGAGACCACCCGGCTGGAGGAGGTAGGCGTGAGACTTACCTCGGTACCAGAAGGTGACCGCCTTCGGAGCGTGGCCCATGTTGCGGACAACGTGAACCTCCATGCCTCTGTCCCTGTGAATAGTCACTTGGGCACCCCCGGGGAGATCAATGGGCTCACCGTAGAACGCCTCGTACTCGCCCCCGTCCGAGTCCTCGATAGAGAAATCGAAAGTGGGAGCAACCGGGGGAAGCTGCGGGGGTCGGTTGCGCTGCGGCCCGGGACGCCTCTTGTCCACGGGAGTCGGCACCGGAACGTGGGTAGGTTCGCTCAATGCGTTCTTGACGCTGGTTACCATGTAGTTCAGCCGATCAAGGGTGGTCTGCCCACTGTACTTCGAGTCACGCCTCTGCCGTAGAAGCGCGTTCAGCCCAACCCGGTACATTTCCGGCTCTCTCTCTCTAGAATTGGAAGTCATCTTGTGTGATGTCTAGGACCCGGACTTGCCAGGTCAGTTGTTTTGCTCCAGGCTTCTTCGGCTTCTTGTGCCAACCGTGGATCTCGATGAGGTTGCCGCTCTTTACCCAGATGTATGCGTCTTCGTTGGCGAGGATCTTCTTCCGGCGAGCGGACACGTTGCCGTAGGAAGTCGTCTGAACAATGAGCGGGGCACTGTCCAGGCGCTGTGCGAGGATGTCTCCGAAGTTCCACAGGTCCAGGCGGGTGCGGCTGTGCGGGTTCCAGAACTCGACAACCCAGGGGGACCAGTCATCCTCGCGGAGACGCTTCAGGGATAGCTGTGTAGGTGAGGCCATGCCCTACCTTAGCACAGCTACAGACACTCCTCGATGATGTTGGCGATGGTCTCGAAGGAGACATCACGGTCGTTCAGGTCGCTTAGCACGTTCTGCACTCGCGCATCCATGTAGAACTCGGGGAGAAACCCTTCGTTTTGCCAATCTGTTCCCTTGAACGTGAAGTCAGGGAGGTATGAATAAGGGTCCTTATCGAAAAGCTCAGGCTCTTCGCAGGCAAGAACTCCGAGACAGCAGTTCTTACCGTCTTCTTCCAGAGCACCATTAGCCTGCTCGTACCTCCCACTCCGCAGAGCCTTGAGCCACTTTTGTTTCACCTCTGGGTACAGTTCAACGCCGAAGCTGTTCAGCATCTCCACTGACGTTGAGACTGCACACTCGAACTGTTTGTCTTTCCTCGCAATCTTGGTCATGTCTAGTCCTTTGTCTACTTGTTGTGGTTGCACGGGCCTCGCACCCGCTCGGTAGTCCTTGAGGAAGGACCACTAAAACCTTTTGCTCTACTTGTAGATGTACCGGACAGCAATCGTGCCGTCCGCACTGTAGTTGGTACCGATGGTACCCTGGGGGAGACCAGAGTTAGCGAACAGACCAACCGTAGAGACGTTCAACTGGAACGTCCCCCGTCCCTGCACAGCACGGATAACAGCAAGGTCACGGTACACGGAACTGTAGACCAGCGGAGTGTCCACCGTTTCTTGGAACGTCTGCGGGACACCCGGCGCAAGCGTGTCGGAGTAGCTGACAGGCCGGGAGATCACCCGGGAGAACACACCCGAACCGGGGACATCAATCGTCACCCCGTACAGAGAGTAGCCCGCAGCGCCGATGTCAGCGGGGGTCGGAGGGTAGTACCCAGCGAGGCTGCTGTCCCAACCGAGGGCAACACTGTCGGTAACCGTACCAGTGTTGGTGACAACATCGTTCCACTCACCGTCCAGTTCGATCCCGAACTGAACACCGACAAGCTCACCGATAGCGGGGTCGAACTTGTCCAGGGTGTAGACGATCTCGCTGTCGTCAATGAAGGAGATGTTGCTGAGTTGGTCGATGACCGCAGTACCAGGGGCGGCTGCGAATGCCAGACCAGCGGTGGCAAGGGCTGCCACTAGAAGCGTTTGGATTTTCATCACGATTTTTTGTAGAGGTTGTAGAGATCGTAGAGGGTGTTCACCGCCAACGAGGAGAAGATCAGGAGAAGGGCGAGGACGGTGAATAGTTCAGCGGTCATCACCATCACCGCACAGGGTACCGCGTTGCTTGCGGTCAGCGAGCTTGGTCATGTTGCGGGTAGCTGCCTGCTCCATCGCGTAGTCGTTGCCAAGCAACTCCAGCGAGAGAACAGCGCAGTACCACATGACATCACCTAGCTCAGAGATCATGCTGTCGAGACGATCTTCACCGCCTTCCCGCAGGTACTTCTTGTACTGCCCAGCCACTTCACCCGCCTCACTAGCGAGACCGGCGACAAGGTAGGAGTACATCTCCTCTTGGTTCAAGTGCTCGATAGGCCCGGTGGTCTCCATGCACTTGGCCTGGTACTCCGCGAAGGTGAGACTACTCAACGAAATCCTCCGGGTCAACCGCACCGAAGGACGAGGCGACAGCCTGGGCACCGCCACCGCTGCCACGCTTCACCAGCTGGACCCCGTTGAGCATGAGGCGCACACCCAGGAAGCCCTTGTCGTCGTACTTGTACGGCTTGAGCGCAACCATGATGCGCCCGAAGTCTCCGTGGTTGATGTCCTCGCTATCCGGGAGGGCTTCCCCGTTGTGATCCACGCGGACAGGCACGTTGGTCTGAAGGGCCTCACCCCGGATGTACTGTGCGGCCATCCGGCTCTCGATCTTGATGGAGCCCTCGTCCCGCTGCTCGCCGCTCTCCTTGTCCTCCCAAGAAGCATCCTTGAAGATCGGCTTGATGTCCCAATCTGCCATCGGGATGCCCTCGTCCTTGCAGAACTTCTCAAGCTCTGCTTCACAGAGGGTGATCAGATCCTGGATGTCCTCCCTGGACTGGAACTTCAAGTCAGCCTTGTAGTTCTTCTTGTTCATGAAGTTGTCCGGGCTGCCCGGGAGCAGAGCGGGGAAGACGAACTCCCCAACGGGCGTCACGGTCGTAGTGTATTTGGTTCCCATTCTGGTTTGCTTTCTGGTTACTAGAAGTTGTAGAAGAGAGGGCTGACTGTCCAAGTCTCCCACTCAGGAATGTCGAACGGGATCTCCGTGTCGGGGGCGAACCCAGATAGAAGATCCCGCAGTAGTCCTTCCCTGCACAACTGCTCGTCCACGTTGGACAGGAGCTTGGCATACAGGGTTGGTAGATGGTCGGAGGTGGTGGCGAAGCGATCATGCGCTGTCGCAATCGGACCACCCCAACCACGGAGAGCAGAGTGGAGAAGCGAGGCATCGAGGCTCTGAATGAGGTTGGGTGTCAGCCCTTTGCCGTTCTTCCTTCCACTCGGCTCATCCGTAGGGGTAGAGTATACACTGGACTTGGCCGTACCGAAGAGCCGAGTCCGGATCTTGTAGTCACTCAACTTGGGGTAGAACTGGGTGACGTTGTAACCTGCTGGTACCGTCCACGTTAGGGGAGCCTTGGCTTTCCCACCGATGGCACGGAGGAACTTGAACAGGTCCATCGCCCAGGGCAGCTGGCTCCGTACCTCCTGCTCCAGCCTGGTAGCCAGGTCCCAGCACTCTGAGAGGAGGAAGCGGTACTTCCCCGGGGATTCCGGATCCTCCTCCGCGAAGAACTTCCACACCCAGGACAGCTTGCTCGCCCCGTACGGGAGCGTCATGATGGGGTGCTTCCAGAGATCCCGGGGGAGCCCAGGCTGCACCGCGTTCCCGATCCGCAGGTAGATGTCCTCCGGGGGGATGTCCGTCGCCTTCACCTTGGTCAGTTCCATCCCCTGGTTGCAGAGGATCGACATCAACTGGAGACCGTGGTTGCTCGCATCAACAGATACAGGCAGGCCAGGATTATCCCAATGAAGACATAGCTGAAGGAGGGGCCAGGGTTTCTTGGATCCTTCCCATAGTCCACGGCTTCCAACGGGATCCGCAGCCACCTCTCTCCGGAATCCTTCATCGAACCCCGGGAGCAGGGCTTCGGCATACCTTTGCCTAGCCTCCTCATGAATCTCTCCCTTGTATTTGAACAGGGCACACCCTTGGGACAGGTCTGATCCCTGGACAGAGGTGAACGTGGGTCGGTAGTAACAGCGCCCCCGTCTGTCCGGGAACACATCCATGTAGAACTCAGGCAGGGCAGCGGCAGCCCTAAGTCCTTGGAACGTAGTGAGATACGACAGTCTGCGGGACACCATCCTCCTGTTCTGATCGTGAATCCAGTGCGCTCTCCGCTTCCACTCCGACAACTCCGAGAACTCACCCTTCTCCGGGAGAGGGATGGGATCCTTCGGGGGGAACAGCGGAGACCCCAGCCTGTACAGTTCCTCCGCTACAGCCAGCACCTCATGAGACAGCGTGTAAGGCTGCTCACGGAGGGTTGCCGCCGCATCCCCCGGGATACCCACAGGAGTGTCCACATCTCCACAGGGGACGGCAGAGAGCGGCTCAGGGGAAGCTACTGGGGTACCCGGGGGGGCCTCGCTGATGAACTGTTCAAGACCAGGGCTGGCGAAGGTGTGTCGGACCCACCTCTTGCCCTTCT